CAATTAATAGAGCTCAAATGTTGGATGAATTTAGACAAAGTCTTGACGATGAAGAATTAGAAAATTCTAAGATTTACGCAAGCATTGAACTTTATGTGAGGCCTACAGATAATGTCAAAAATCCTCAGGATGTTATTCAAACATATAATTTCAACTTATTCTTAACAGATAGAAATGTTGGAGATGCAATTTCAAATACTGTTACATCGTCAACAACAGGGACAACAACAGGAAGAACATTTGCTCAAAAAGCAATTTCAATAATTAAAGTTGGAGAGTATGATTCATTACAAGGCGATGGATGGCAATATTTCAACGTTAAAAAGCCAGCGGGTGGTTACATAACATTTAAGTTTGACGCACCTGAATTTAGTACTGCTAATTATGGTAGCAAATATGTTGTTGATTTGAATAATGATTTAGTTTCATATAGTTCAAGTGGAGGCGATGACACCAAATATACCAATCTAGTAACGGTAAACAGTTTAGGAAGTTTTAAACTAAGAGTAGACTATCGACCTTATGGTTATACTGGACCAATAGGCGGTCAAGTGTTAACACAAACGGTATATAGCCCAATTTTCACTTTATAGCATAACAACATATTTATATAGAAAGATTCTTATGAACATAAAAACAGCATTAGACAACTACTTAGGAAAATCAACAAGATATTCTGAAGAAGATAACGGAGACGGAACAAAACAAGTATGTGATTTAGACACAGGGGATTGTTACACCGTTAGAGAAAGAGACGGGCTAATTGAAAGAGCAGGTCATCAAGTTAACGCTAACAGAAAAGTTAGAGTAGAAACATCAAGAGGAATAAAACAACTATTAAACGGATAAAACAAATGAGTTTAGATAAAAAAATATTAAGTGAAATTGATAGATACAGAAGTATCAATCAATACATCATGGAACAAGCGGCTGACGTTGCGGCACCTGAACAAGATTTAGGTCCATTAGCACCATTACCAGGAGACGTAGGAGCAGGAGCTCCACCACCTCCAGCAGATGCAGGTGCGGTACCACCTCCAGCCCCAGCACCAGCAGGTGGAGAACCTTTAGACGTTGAAAACGACCCTGACGTTGAGAAACTTAATGATGACGGAGAGTCTGAAGAAAAAAGCAATGAAGGAGAAGGTGAATCTGAAGAACTTGATATTACAGATTTAGTAGACTCACAAAAAAGCATTGAAACAAAACAAGAAGAATATTTTAACAATCTATTTGGACAATTAAATGATTTACAATCAAGACTTGGAGAGATGGATAACATCATGAATAAATTAAATTCACTTGAAGCTAAAATTGAAAAATACAGAGAAAAAACTCCACAAGAAAAATTAGAATTAAGAACTTACGATTCATATCCATTCAACCAAAAACTTTCACAATTTTTTGATGATAAATCAGAAGAAATGGAAAAGACAGGAAAAAATGATTACATTTTAACTGCTGACGAGGTCAAAGACATTAACGTAGCAGACATTAAAAATTCATTTCAACCTGGAGGAGCTCCCGAAACGGACACATACAAAACTTCATTTAAATAATTTAAAGGTGTCGAAAGACACCTTTTTTATTTGACAAAATACATAGACTCACCTATAATTGTATAACACATTTAATAATTTAAAACTTAAAAAACATGAGTTCATTAGACGCCGTATTGGCACAGTACGAAAAAACACAAAATGCATCGGGCGGGGCCCAAAGTAAAATGTCGCAAGACGAAAGAATGAAAAGGTATTTCGCTTTAATCCTTGGGGATAAAGAGAAGTCAGGTCAGAGAAGAGTAAGAATTCTTCCTACCACAGATGGTTCTTCACCATTCAAAGAAGCATGGTACCACGAAATCCAAGTAGGTGGCCAATGGCAAAAGTTCTACGACCCAGGTAAGAACGATAACGAACGTTCACCTTTAAACGAGGTTTACGAAGAGTTAATTGCAACAGGTAAAGAGTCTGACAAATTGTTAGCAGCTCAATACCGTTCTCGTAAATTTTATATCGTTAAGGTTATCGACAGAGACCACGAAGAAGATGGTCCAAAATTTTGGAGATTCAAACACAATTACAAGAATGATGGTATCTTAGATAAAATCATTCCAATTTGGAGAAACAAAGGTGATATCACTGACGCTGAAAAAGGCCGTGACTTAATCATTGAGTTATCTAAAGCTAAAACTCCAAAAGGTAAGGAGTACACAACTGTATCTACAATTATGTACGACGACCCAGCTCCTGTTCATACAGACGCGGCACAAGCAAGTGCATGGATTAATAATGAGTTAACTTGGTTAGATGTTTATTCTAAAAAACCTATTGACTACCTTGAAGCGATTGCTCGTGGAGAGACTCCAAAATGGGATACTGAAAAGGGTGGATATGTTTACGAAAGTAATTCAGTGGCTACCGAGTCTTTTGGTGGTGGAACTTCTAAATCTACACCAGCTGTAACTTTAGACCCACAATCGGATGACGAACCAGACGGAGATTTACCGTTCTAATTTATAACAAGGGTGGGAATCCCCCACCCTTTAATTTTTTTATAACATGACGTTTAAAGAAGAAATTGACTTACAGTTAAAAGACAATAAAATGTTGTCCTATGAAATCTTGAGTCAACTAAAAGACAAAGGATACTTCTCAGGTAGAGGTAAGCAAATCGGTGATACTGTTTTGTTTGGTATGTTAAAAGAAGAAAGTGAAGAAGGAGAATTAAATCTAAGATTAATAACTTTTCACGAAGAGGAGATAGGAGTTTTATATGAAGAAGATAATTTTTTCTATAATAAAACAAAGGCAAATAAATTACCGAATATTAAAAGAATAGAAAATGGCAATTAAGAAAAATGATTTTAAGTCTATCAAAGACAAATTCTCGACTTCAGCAAAATATAAACCTCAAAGGTTTTTTGACTTAGGTCCTGATTTCTTAGATGCAGTTGGTTTACCAGGTCCTGCTGTAGGACACTTGAATATGTTACTTGGTCACTCAGATACAGGTAAGACAACAGCACTTGTAAAGACTGCGGTTGATGCTCAAAAGAAAGGTATTCTTCCTGTGTTTATTATTACAGAACAAAAATGGTCATTTGAACACGCCAAATTAATGGGGTTTGATTGTAATGAAGTAGTTGATGAAGAAACGGGTGAGTTAGATTGGGATGGTTTTTACATCTTCAACAATAACTTCAACTACATCGAACAAATCACCGACTACATCAACAACTTGTTAGACGAACAAGAGAAAGGTAACCTTGACTACAGTTTGTTATTCTTATGGGACTCAGTTGGTTCTGTACCATGTAAGATGACATTCGAAGGTAAAGGTGGTAAACAACACAATGCAAGTACTTTAGCCGACAAGATTGGTATGGGTATTAACCAAAGAATTTCAGGGTCTCGTAAATCAGATTCAAAGTATGAAAACACTCTGGTTATTGTTAACCAACCATGGGTAGAATTACCTGACAATCCATTTGGACAACCAAAGATTAAAGCTAAAGGTGGTGAGGCCATTTGGTTAAACTCATCATTAGTGTTCTTATTCGGAAACCAAAAAGGTGCGGGTACAACTAAAATTACCGCAACAAAAGATAAGAGAACTATTAAGTTTGCATCAAGAACAAAAGTTTCTGTAATGAAGAACCACATCAATGGATTGGGTTATGAAGATGGAAAGATTATTGTTACACCACACGGATTCATTGCAGGTAAAGAAGCTGCGGAAGAGAAAACTTCAATTGAAAAATACAAAAAAGAATACGCAGACTATTGGAAAGATATCATTGGAACCGATGGCGATTTTGATTTGAAAGAAGAAAAAGAAGATTAGTATATATTGTTTCACAATTTAAATCACGGATGTGATTAAGACATTATTAGTAGACGGAGACAATCTGTTTAAAATTGGATTTCACGGAGTTAGAGGGATGTATGATGGGGGTGACCACTTAGGTGGCATCTACCACTTCATTAACATCATAAAAAAGTTTCTTGAAGAACATAACTTGGATAAAGTTGTTGTCTTTTGGGACGGAGACTCGAACTCATCTATTAGGAAAACGATTTATCCACAATACAAGGCGAATAGAAAAAGGGACATGAACGAGTATAAGTACGAGTCATACCTTCAACAAAAATCTCGAGTTAAACAATACCTCGAGGAGATATTCGTACGCCAAGTTGAAATGATAAACAACGAGGCTGATGACCTGATAGCTTACTACTGTAAAGTATCAAATGAGGAGGATATCATTATCTTCTCTGCAGATAAAGACTTAACACAACTCATATCAGAAAGAGTTACCATATATTCTCCAATCTCAAAACAATATTTTAAGAACGGAGATATGATAACTATCAATAAGGTTGACATACCACATTATAATGTTTTAGTTACCAAAATTTTCACAGGAGACAAGTCCGACAATATCGATGGTATTGAAGGGTTGGGGGAAAAGACTTTATTAAAGTTCTTTCCTGAATTACATGAAAAACCCTGTACTATGGAAGAATTACTCTATATTGCACGAAATAACGAGCAAAAGAAAAAACCAAAAGCTCTTGAGAATATTTTGACTGGTAAGACAAAAAATGGTATACTTGGTGAGGAGTTCTATAATACAAATAAAAAGATTGTAGACCTTGAGAACCCACTTATTACCGATGAAGGTAAAGAACTCGTAAAACAAATACACACCGATACAATTGACCCCACAGATAGAGGATACAAAAACTTAATGAGAATGATGATGGAGGATGGCCTCTTTAAGTACCTCCCCAAGAACGACGAGGCTTGGGTAAATTTCCTCAAACCATTTATGAAATTAACACGAAAAGAAAAACGTAATACAAACAAAAATTAAAACATGAGAGAGCAAGACAGCACAAAAATGGAATTCCTTTTGACATTGAATGACAACATTGTAGTTCAAAGATTCTTCAACGTTAGAGGGTATACCCCGAAAGCGAAAAACTCGATGGAGTTATATGAATTCATCCTGAGTTTGAAAAATGAATTACAATATGCCTTGAAAATGAAGACAGTAATTTACATGATGGACAACAGAGATGCAATTGAGCATGACCCATCAATTATGAACACATCTTATACGGATGGTCCTGAAATTTTTAACATTTATGTTAAAGTTGGAGAACAGACAATTTGTCATAGAGTTTTTGACGGAAAATTTTATCCACCAAAAGTTCGTTATACAGTGGACGTAAGACCATTTTTAAAAGAGGTTCTTCGCGAGTTAACTGACATTTTTTCAAACAACAAATTAACTTACGAATATTTGGAATTTGACCTTAGCAAGTAACTATTTAATTAATACGAGGGATAATTTTAAAACAATATATGAACAAAAATTTCGATTATTTAGGTAATACATTTCAGATACAACTACTGAATCAGATAGTTGTAGACAAAGACTTTTCATCGTCTATTATGGACGTGATTGAGTCATCGTACTTTGACAACAAGTACTTTAAAATCATCTTGCAGATGATAAAAGAATACTATGTAAAGTATGAATCAACTCCTAATTTTGAAACTCTTGACCAAATTGTTAAATCAGAAATTACACAAGAAATTGTTGCAAAAGTGGTCTTAGATACCTTGAAACAGGTAAAAGACGCGCCTTTTGAAGGAACTGTATTTGTTCAGGAAAAGGCTTTAAAGTTCTGTAAACAACAAGAACTTCAAAAGGCTATGGACAAGGCTCAGAAGATTATTACTGAGGGTGATTTTGAGTCTTATGATAAAGTTGAGGGATTAGTGAGAAACGCGTTACAAGTTGGTGAAATTGACAAAGGACAAACGGATATTTTTGATAACTTGGATACCGTATTAGAAGAAGATTATAGACATCCAATTCCAATGGGGATTGCGGGAATTGACAGACTACTTAAAGGTGGTTTAGCTAAGGGTGAGATAGGTGTAATCCTTGCACCAACTGGTGTTGGTAAAACTACTATCTTAACCAAGATTGCAAATACTGCATTCAACTTGGGGTACAATGTCCTTCAAGTATTCTTCGAAGACAATCCTAAAATTGTCCAAAGGAAGCACTTCACAATATGGACAGGTATCCCACCTGATGAGTTGGCAAAACATAGAGAAGATGTAATGTCAAAGGTTACTGAAATACAAGAAACAATGAAAAACAAACTTGTATTGAAGAAATTGGCATCGGATACTATGACAATGAACCAACTTAAAAATCAGGTTAGAAAAATGATTGCGGATGGGAATAAACTTGATATGATTATGTTAGATTATATCGATTGTGTATTACCTGAATCATCATCAAAGGACGAGTGGAAAGCTGAAGGTTCGGTAATGAGAGGGTTTGAGGCAATGTGCCACGAACTCAACTTGGTTGGTTGGACTGCAACTCAAGGGAATAGAAGTTCTATTTCTTCAGAGGTAGTTACTACAGACCAAATGGGTGGGTCAATCAAAAAGGCCCAAGTTGGACACGTCATCATCACGGTGGCAAAAACACTTCAACAGAAAGAAATGAATTTGGCGACAATCGCGATAACAAAGTCTCGTCTTGGAAAGGATGGGGTTGTAT